TTTCTGGCGAATGGATGAGTACCTGATCACAGCGCGTCACTGTAGCAATACGCTTGCTCAGTCGACTGCCAAGGTGTATCTGGCAAAAATCCGACCGACCAAGAAGGGCAACTATGAGATTGACAACAGCACTCCGTACCTAGCCCCGGACGATTTCTTCGATCCGGAGGACAACGTGATTGCCTCTTTTGAGGTTGATGTCTTCGCTAAGGAGCTTGACGCCAATTCGTGGGCGAAGATTGGGATTTCGAAAGCACCGATTAAGGTGCGGTCGGCATATGGACAACAGGTGCATAGTATCGGGTTCACGCACGACGGACTTTTAGTGTCCGCTTCCGGTAAGACTCTGCCCGATTCAGGGCACGAACTGTTGTATCACACGGCTAGCACTCAGAAAGGGTTTTCGGGTTCCATTCTCCTGTGTGGCAATAGCGTGATTGGAATGCACGTAAGCGCCGCAGGTGAACATAACGTTGCCGTGCGTGTTGAGTTGATCCAGTACCTGATTGATGCAGGTTCTGGCCTTGAGAGTTTCTCCAAGAACCGGAAAAAATATACCTACGCTGATGCCTCCTATAAGGAGCACTACCGCCAGCACAAGATGCGTGGCGGAGTCGTTGACATCAAACAGATGCGTGATGGTAAGTACGCCGTAGTATTGAAGACTGGTGAGGCCACGTTTGGGTGGAATATTGAAGATTTGGCCGAGTGCTTTGGAGCTACCGGCAACTTCAATAAGGACCTTGATCTCTTTGACGATATGATCATGGAGATGCGTGGCGTGAAGCTTACTCGCAAGGAGCACATCATTGAGTACGATGATGAGCGCTATCACCGAAACACGTTCGAGAATGCTGACATCTGCCCCGAGCGCAGGGAGCTAGGCCCAAAGGGTAAGCTCTCTAGCGAGGAGCTAGGCCCAAAGGGTAAGCTCGCAAAGAAAGGTGGGAATAAGAAGAAGCCGGTAGTCCGAGCATACTCTGTTGAGAGTGGACTTAAACCGATTCACGGTCCCACGGCGCCCAAGGAGCAGCCTGAGGCTGTACAGGTGGTTGAGGACTTCAAGAAGGAGATTGAAGAACTCGGATATGAAGAAGGACTGTTCGCTTACCCGGACATGTCCCCGGCTACAGAACGGAAGTCGCTGGAATCGCACTTACGGTTGTTTGACAAGCGTGTGAGATCGATTGCCAAGCCGCCGACTGAGGAGGAGAAGAAACGTTGCTCAGCGCTTGTTGCTGAGATGATGTGCAACGCGTCTTTTGTTCCTGACAGCGATTACCGTTCTGAAGCCGGAATCTTGGATGTGATCCATTCATCGATTATCGATCCAAAGAAAGCCAGTGGTTACCCGTACTGCGAAAACGGGCAGCCAACAAACCGGCAAGTTTTGGAGTCCTTCGGTGAGAAAGGATTTGCAAAGCATGTACTCAACGAGTGGGATAACTTGGACGTTCAGGCAAAAGTCTTCCTTAAGGGAGAGCCTACCAAGAAGAAGAAGCTCGAGAAAGGCATGCCACGCGTCATCACAGGATTTCCACTTCATGTCACCGTCAAGCACGCCGCCATCTTCAAACCACTCATGATGGAATTGGTGAAGCAGTGGAAGCGAATCCCTGTGAAATTCGCGTTCTCACCAGCACAGACCGGGCATATTGAGCATCTTAAGGATTGCTTGCCTGGCAAGGTGTGGGAGAGCGATAAGAGCACGTGGGACTACACAATGTCAATGTGGATCGCTGACTGCTGCCGCGAAACGACGAAGATGCTTGCCCTCAAACCACCATCATGGAGTGAGGAACAGTACAGCAATATCTTGATGATATTGATGGGGCCTTCAAGCAGGTGTTCGAGAGAACGCAATACCGGACGTCAGATGGCCACCTCTACAAGCCCGCTCATAACGGGATCATGAAGAGTGGCTGGTTCATGACCATCGCCGAGAACTCTATTGCGCAGCTCGCTGTGCACGTAATGACGTGCATGCGATTGGGCTACAGCAACGAAGAGATTCGTGAACTGGCTATCGTTGCCGGTGGAGATGATGTGAACCAACAACCGGTGCCTGCTGGTGTGGAGGCTTATGTCGCAGCTGCGGCTGAGCTCGGGATTGAGATGGAGATTCATCAGCGTGAATCTCTGTACCACTCTGAGTTCTTCTCGAGTGATCTGCGGTCGGGTAAGGAAGGACCGGAATTCTACCCGAAACGCTGGACGAAGCACATCGAGCACTTGAAGGTCATCAAGCGCGATTGTCTGGGTGGGGCACTGGTGTCCCACATGGGCAATTATAGACACGATGCAGCCAAGTTTGATTGCTTGAGCAAGATGTACCATGCCCTGAATGAAAAGTTCCCCGGCGACTTCCCTCTAAACCAATTGGTTTCGCGTAGACTGCTGTTGGCCAAACAGTATGGCTACGAGTGCGTCGATTGGACGTGCTAGAGGGTTGTTGACTGACCTGGTTAAGTCGTTAAACTGACCCGGCGCTCGACAGCGCCGACTGGCGGAGGTTGGTGGAGTAAATAAAACCGAAAACACGAAAATGAATACTTCACTAACACCGACGACAAAGTACCTTGGAATGGAGGGAGAGGATCCTTCCGCCCCGCCCTGGGGACATGGTAACTATGTCGGGCCGTATTGGAGTAATGGAAAAGTGCAAGAAAGTGTCGAATGGGGAGACAAGGAACCCATCGATGAGCTTGACGAACTTGCGCGGCAGCACGATGCAGCCTATGCACATTTTAAGGACCGCCCGAGACGCGAAGCAGCAGATCTGATCTTCGCTACCGAGGCGCGTAAGTTGAACAGAAAACTTGGTGGGACGTTGACCTCTGACCCGAGGTTCGCCGCTGCCATGGTAGAGTATGGCAACTACGCGGGACGGCAGGCGGCAAAACTGGCCACAGATGTAGGCACAGGCTTTAAGATGGGGCTTGGCCCGCTCGCTGGCGTGTTGAAGTTTGGAGTAGACAACATACGGGAAATGAATCAGAGGATCCATGGCACTCATCTCAAAAAGGAGTTGGAGACGGTTAGAGCATTCTATAATACCGACCCGCGGCTCATTGGAAAAACGAGTAGCACAGATTCTGGTCCAATCAAGGTGACTAAGGTTGTCCACGGTGCAACGCCTAAACCGATCATTGATCGGGGTAATAGGCCGCAGGCATATGGATCCGCAGCACCGCAGCCCATGAGACAGGCTGCGGAATTGCCCAATTCCGGTGGACCCTCTGAGAAACTTCTTTGGCCGTCGAAACAAGCGAAGAAGTTCGCCAAATACATTGCTCTGCGAAATGCATCGATCGCAGTTGAAACCGGTCAGAAACCGGGAACCTATAGTACCAAACCGCCGAAAGGTGGTAGGTTCAATTCGGTTCTGCCCGATTCTTATAAAAAGAAAAGGAAAAAGAAACGATCGTCAGTACAGCCTTTATAATGGAGGTGGTTGGCGTAAAAGAAATCAAAATACGAAAACAAACACGAACATTCACATTAGTGGCAAAATGGCTAAGAAGCAGATTGTCGCTAAATTGCAAAAGCGAGCACGTAAGATGCCAGCACGAGGGTCTTTTGGTCCGGTATCGACTATTAACACAGCGCCTGTCTCAGTCGGAAACTCAGTGCGCGGAAGCGCACCGCGAGTTACGCAGACTACGGACGGCGCTCGTGTTGTTGGCCGTGACTTTGCCTTCGCTTTGTCTGGCACGGCGGCTGCTGTGACGGGG